ACAGGAAGCAGACGAGAGGCTTATTAACGTGGTGTGCAGCTACGTAGCGGAGCGAGGGATGCCCATTAAGATAGCCTACCAAGTGCTGAAGTGTAACCTGAGAGATAAGTCAATGCTCGGAACGGGGCTGTTAAAACTTGCCAAGAAATGACAACTGAACGATTGATACTATCAGCCATCATAGGGCTGCTCCTGCTGATGCAGATAGGAACGTGCAACGAGAAGACCGCCATCGAAGGTGACTACCGACTACTCAACGAACAGGCAAAGCTAATCACCGTGCAGCACATGGAAGATTCATCTGCTCTTTATTCGATGAGAATCAATCAGACCAATGGTAACGTGATAGTGGACGAGATAATGAAGATGAGAAAACCGGTTGAGGTGGTGAAGATTGTCACTCGTACTGTTATTAAGACGGTAATCAAACTTGCCGATCCGGTACAGTTCGATTCTACCAACTACCTACGGCTGCCTCAGACGTTCACCCAGTCAGATAAGTGGATGAGTATAGACGGGGCGATAGACACCACAGGAACGCTCAGGATTGACTCATTAGTAAGCACCGGAACATTCACCTATGCCGTGGGCGATTCGGTTAGGAGCGGCTTCTTTAACAAGCTATTCAAGGTATCCGATCCGGTGGTACGATTACACATCGATAACCCTGCTATACAACTAACCGGATTTAGTAACGTGTATGCTCGGAAACAGCGTAAATGGTGGCAGTCAACAGGGGCGAAGATAGGATTAGGAGTATTGGCTGGCGCAGTCGGTGTAACTTTAATTAAGTAATTATCAGGCAGTTAGAAAATAATGCAGTCTTTTGTTTGTTAATGTTTGCAGAATCAAAATAAAAGAGTTTACTTTGCCCTATCAATAATTAACCACTCAATAATTCACCCACAATGGCAAAGAAATACCTCTCAGGTTACACAACATCGGTAACCGTCAAGATCAACGAGTGCGAATTAGAATGCACCGGATTTTACGAAGTCGGCGAAGCAGAAGACTTCGACACCCCACCAACAGGAGCAATATTCGAAATTGAGAAAATGGAACTCGTTAAGGGTGACCTCATCGACTTCACTCTATCCAACCCCAACATGATCGACATCGAAACGCGGTGCATCGACATCATTGAGAACCTTTAATCATTCAACCTTTAATAATCCCAAACCATGGCAAAGCCTATCACTTACTTCAAGAATGTAGAATCAACTAACTTCTACCATTACAACCACCTAACTGGAGAACTGCTCCATATCATCAACGATGGCTGCTACCGTGCTATTATCAGACGGTGCGACTCCCAAGCAGCTAACATAGTCAGAGTCTACCACCGCGAGTTAGAGTACGGTGTACCTTCCGAAGTGGCACTCTACTCAGAAGTCGAAATTGACGAGTTTGTTAAGGCATTCGACAAGGTGCAGAACTCAATAAACGACACCTCACACGCTGCCTTTGCTTCCTTTTAATTAGTAACCAATCAATCCAAATCAATATGTCAACACCATCATTAACTGCCCCTGTCGGGGGTGAATCAAACTACACCAAGAGCATCGCACCGGAAGGGATGCACGTTGCTCGTATCTATCAGATCATCGACTTAGGTACAACCGAACAAGGCGGTAACTTTCCGGGCAAGAAGCGGAAGGTTCAGATTCTACTTGAACTGCCTAACGAGTTGGCAATCTTCAACCCTGAGAAGGGAGAGCAGCCGTACTATCTCCGCAAGGGCTACACGCTATCGATGAACAGCAAGGCGATACTTCGCAAAGACGTTGAGAGTTTGCTCGGTAAGAAGATGACAGACGAGGATGCAGCGAAGTTCAACGTCTTCAGTCTACTTGGCGCACCTTGTATGGTTCAGGTGGTACACGCTATCAAAGGCGATAACACCTACGCTAACATCAACAACATCACACCGATGCCGAAGGGGATGACCTGCCCTGCTCCGTTCAACCCTACGCTGGTGTTCAGCACGCAGACACCTGACATGACGGTCTTCGCATCTATGCCACCCTTTGTGCAGGATAAGATCAAAGAGTCTGACGAGTTTATCGCTTACATGGCATCTCAGATGGAGAGCCACGGCGCACCAAGACCAGCACCGAAGGGGATAGCTAAACCAAGTTCAGAGGACACTTCTAACGACCTTCCTTGGGAGTTGCCAAAAGAAGGCCTTCCGTTCTAATTTATCGGGAGGCTAACACCCTCCCTTTATTTTAATCTCAAATGTTTGCAGAATCAAATAATTAACCTTTACTTTGCCATTCACTAATTCACACAAAGCCACATGAAAGCAGAATTAACAATCAAAGTGACCGACCTATACGAGGTCATCAATCACCCGACACTTCTCAGAACGCAGCAGTTTATCGAGAATGCCCCTAAGAGCATCATAGACAAGCTATCGTACGATATTACGGCTGAGAGTTTGAAGCTGGCAAGCGAAGCGATTAAAACAATCGAAACGGCTCGTAAGTCTGCCACCTCTCCGCTCGATGCCTACAAGAAGCAAATCATGGACATCGAGAAGGAAGCAACAGCACCGCTTACCGAGTTCATCACAGAGCGTAAGGCGATGATGTTAGTCTATGCCTCCGAACTGGAGCGCATCCAGCGTGAGGCGAACGAGAAAATCAAAGCAGAGGCAGCAGCAGCCATAGCAGCATCAGGAGCGGATACAGTCGCCGATATGATGGGGCGGTTCACAGACAAGCTGGTGAGCGTACAGACAGAGCAGCCGAAGAACATCAGAGTGACGACCAAGGCGAGAGTCATAGAAGGTACACCCGTTCACATGGTAGACTGGTCAGCGGTGGTGTTCTGCCTGATAGCAGCAGAGAAATTCGATGTTGAGGTGCTACTTACGGGACTCGCTAAGGCGATGGCTGATACAGGAATCAAAGAGATAAAAGGAATCGAAGTTTACCAACACAAAACACAAGTCATCCGATGAGCGCACCTGAAGGAATACAGACAGCAATAACATATTTAATCAATGAACACTTAAAACCGAAGACAATGGAAAACAAAGCAATTTCACAAGATTACTCATTTACGACATTGTCTCATTCGCAGATAATTTCAGTAATGGAAGACAGAAGAATTTCAAAAGGAATTTCAGCACATGAGTTGTCTAAAAAAGCAGGATATTCAAAAACAGTTTACAGTAGGATTGCTAATTCAACTTATAGATTTACCAAAGAATCTTACCTGAGATTTTGTGATGCAATAAATGGCAAATTACTTATACCAAGAAATAAGGAAATAAATATTGAAAATGAATCCACATTTCCTGAAACACATAAATATAAATTCAGCAAATCAAATCATTCTGACTTAATAACAATATTTAATAGGTTTAGAACAGATTTTAATATTGGGATGGAAGAATTTTCTGAAATGGCTGGTTATTGGAAAGGACATTATAGTGCATTATGTACACGTAGGCATAAATTCTCTAATCAAAGCTACATGAATTACAGAAAAATAGTACTTGAAATAGAAGCTAAAGAAAAGTCAGAAGAAAAAATAGTCGACTTCTCAAAAGTCACCCTTGAAGAAGCAATCGCCATCTGCAAGGCTAACGGCTTGAGAGTTGCAAAGTCAGAAGTAACCACTAACTGGATCGAATTATGAGAACGCCAATCGAATTGTTAATCTTCCAGCTTCAGTACAGCTACAATCTCAATCCAAATCCATTCACGGCATCAGCGATTGAGTCAGCGACACAGGCATTGAATCTTGAAAAGCAACACATGAAGACTGCCTATCTTACGGCACTCGTATCAGCAGCAGAAGGGCTCGACGTTTCTTTTGAAACGTTTTACGAAACACAATACACCAAGCCATGACAAGAGAAGACTTCATCTACTACCCTGCCTTATCGGCATCGAGGATAAAGAAACACTACACAGGAGACATCAGCTATGCTAAGTTTGCCCTCGCCAAGGGGGCAGACTTCCACGAGCAGATTCTTGAAACAGCACCTGATCAGATGAACGAGGAAGCAGCAAACGTACACCGATGCATCATGGCGCACCCTATCGCTTCTGTTATCTTCACAGGATCGATGAGAGAGGTAGCAGTAGTATCAACCGTTGAGGTGCTTGGGCATCAGATACCAGCGAAGGCGATGCTCGATATTCATAACATAGGGCTGGGTATCATAGCCGACATCAAAACGACATCAGCGAAGAGCATGGAAGCGTTTCAGTCTGACATGATAAAGCACTACAACCACATTCAGGCTGCTTGGTTCGCCAAGGTGGCAGGAGTTGATCCGAGTAAGTTCTACTATATCGGAGTGCCGGCGAAGGCGAAGAGGTCAAACGCTACCGAAGATGACATCTTCCTATGTCGGCATTCAGACTACGACCTTCAGCAGGCTGGCTTCCTGATAGAGAACTACATCAGACAAGAATGGGCAACGGTAAGCAATCAACTGGGGAGGGCGAGAGTATGACAACCCCAAACGAAAGCCAGCCGATGGAAGGTGCTGTTAGTAGCAGTGCATTAAAACTAAATGTAGCAAATTGGGGATGGAAAGTATTATCTCCTGAAAATAAAGATAAGGCAGTTGCTTTATTTCATAGGCACGATGACGCTGTTCAATTTGCGGTTATGAAATGGGGCAAATATGCTGAATGGGAAGTGAAAAGTTGTGATAAACGTATTCCGTTGCATTGCACCTAACTTGTTTATACCCGCAACTTTTCTTCGCATACACAATTTAAAACCCAAAGAGAAATGAGCAACGAAACAAAGGTCACAGCAGTTGAGTGGTTGGTAAGCAAAGTAAATAAACAAAGCTGGGGTGATTTTAGAATTGATATTCCAAAAGAAATTATTGAGCAAGCCCAAGCAATGGAAAAGCAGCAGATAATGAAAGCTGTTGAAGATGGCTTTAATGAAGCCTGCGCCCATCCTGTTTGCGTTAAATTTCTAACAGCCGAACAATATTACACTGAAAACTATGGAAAGTAAACAAACAGCAGTTGAGTCCATGTATCTAATTATGTTTGAAAAACAAGGGCGAATAAGCCGTGAAGAATTTGACATAATTATGGATATGCAGAAGCAGCAGATAATTGATGCCTATTCATCAGACAGATTCCCTTGCTCAGAAGAAGATGCCGAACAATACTACACCGAGACCTACGAGCCATGAGCGACAAGACACCAACAGCAGTAGAATGGCTGTTTCAGCAAAAAACAAAATATTACCAAATCATCAATGTAGATTTAGAACAAGCAAAAGAAATGGAGAAGCAACAAGCATTTGAATTTTGGCAGGGCGGCATAGCTTGTACAGAAGAAGGAGGTAAATCATTTGAACAATACTACACCGAAACCTATGGAAAATAAGCAAACAGCAGTTGAGTGGTTGATTGAGCAGATAAAGAATGGAATCGATCCAGAGGATGGAAGCATTGAAATGAATTGGCTGCATAATGGTACAATAGAGCAAGCCCTCGCAATGCAAGAGGAGCAGCATTGCGATACTTGGATAGATAGCCGCATTGAGAGTGTGGATGATAATTATATTGAAAAACAAAAAGACTTTGAACAATACTACACCGAAACCTACAAGCCATGATAGACTTAGCGAAGCACTACCACGAACAGTACGAGACAGAGAAGATGCTATTCTACCGAGAGGCAGAGGTAAGGATGGAGATAGCGATAGGGCGATGGTGGGCGATGAATGGCGAGATACCAGCCTACATCATAGCCGAAAGCCTTAAGGTCAATCTATCGAGCATGACGGAGCGCATCCAGTACGAGATCGGCAAGAAGGCAGGGATCAAGATACTCAACACCGCCATCCCTCTTGTCCTTGAGTCAACCATCAAAGAGTTAGAGAATAACTTCCACCGTATGTCGGCCATACCCTACACGACTGAATACTATCTCTACCTTGCTAATAATTCACGAGAAGAACTAATCGCCAACTATCATGCAGCACGAAGCCGAGATTTATAGAGTCATCGCTCGCTACATGAGCATCAAGTACCCGAAGGTCATCTTTCGGTTTGACTTTGCTGCCGGAATGTACATGAGCGTGTTTCAATCGAAGAACCATAAGGCTATGAATCCTATCAGGGGTTATCCTGACTTATTTATCGCGAAGCCCAATAAAGACTTCTCAGGGCTTTTCATCGAGATAAAGACAGAGAAGGGCAATCCGTTCAAAAAAGACGGTCAGATGAAGGCTAACGAGCATACTGAGCGACAGGCTGAGATATTAGAGATGCTCAACGAGGCTGGGTATCTTGCCGTCTTCGGAACAGGAACAGACCAATGCATCAAATTAATTGACGAATACCTAAACAACTGAACCAATGAAAAAAGCAATCATCCTACTGACAATAATCGTAGCTACTTTGACCTCCTGCGAGAAGTCCTGCTACCAGTTCAACATCAAGACAGTCACAGCATCCAAGTACAGCGATTCAGAAGTGATCACATACGTGAAGAAGTGCGACCTGACAGCCAAGGAGGCACGGAAGGTAGCCGATGGAATGGCAAGCACAGCGACCACAGGAGTCGGCAATAATAAAGTCACGGTGACTACGACCTGTACGTATATTATTAAATAATGAAACTATGACACAAGATAGAGCAGATAAAATTCAGAAAGAAGGATTAAGAAGAATGATTGAGTGGAGTAAAAATGCATCATTTAAAGAAATGACATTTTACTATTCAAGAATAAAATTTGACATGAATCTAGGATTATCTGGTTATCCGTATGATAAACCTGAATGGATGAAAGGATTGAAATTTAATTCATTTGTAACAAAAGATGAATTTTATTCAAATGAATATGATCAAATTATCGATTCATTGTTTAAATATGGTGAAAGCAATTGGAATAATTTGGCAAAAATAAAAAATCATTTTGCAAAATAATCGGCACTAAGCCACCTTCCCAGCAGCAAGTAAGAAATATAATTTAAGGGACTGAAAAAGCTGCTGGGTTTATTTTATCTTTGTGAAGTTCAGAGGTCAGAGCCTGAATGATAAGAAAACATTTTGCCCTATACGGGCTGCGATGGGAAAGAGAAATCTAACCCGCTCTGACCGCAGCCTTTATAGGGCTTTTTTATTTTTGAAATTATGAAAGCAAAAATCGAGAACCTTGAAAAAGATGAGTTGATTGAAATGATTAAGACATTATGGATTGAAAGCAGATTGAGGCATTTAGATTTAGAATTTAGAAGTGATGACTTTAAGAAAGAAATGGCAATGGAAGAATTGCTACTTGAAACTGCATTGCATTTGGATGAAAAAATATTAACTTATTTCGGATACGATGTTTGAATATTTCAATGGGTATTGGAACTGGGCAAGTGTCAACCCTCAAAAGGTTAATCCTACGACTACATCAATTTACTTCTATATTCTATCCGTGGCGAATGAATTACATTGGAGAGAATCGTTTGGGCTAAGTGCTACTCAGATAATGAACGGAGTAAATATAGCTACGTATAAAACCTATAAAAAGCATTTTGATGAGTTGATAGATAATGGACTTATAAAAGTAGTTCAGCCATCAATCAATCAATACAAATGCAATGTAATTGCCCTAGTAAAATTTACCGAGGCACAGACCATAGCACGACCGAAGCACGGTATAGAGCATGACCGAGGCACTGACCAAGGCACAACCCATATTCATAAGACGTTTAAAGAGGATAAAGAGAATAAAGAATATAAAGAGAAGAAAACAAAAGAGCCAAAATCTAAAAGTGATTTTGTCCTGTTGGTTGATTCTAAGAAATACTTCAACAACGATCCAATTCTCAAAGAACTATTTGTTGACTTCATCGATATGAGAATCAGAATAAAGAAAACACCTACCGAAAAAGCACTTGACCTACTCGCCAATAAGTTGAGAGAACTATCGAAAGGAAACAAGGCAAAGGCTATTAAGATAATCGAGAACTCTATCGAACGTAACTGGGCAGGATTCTTTGACATTGACTCACCTACCTCCTTTTCAAAACCTATTCAACCTACCTTCAGCAGGGCTGCCAACGGAGTCCATTTCTCAGGTGCTAATCCAATCGAATCATGAATCATGGCTCTTTATTTTCGGGAATCGGAGGATTCGATTTAGCTGCTGAATGGATGGGATGGAATAATATCTTTCATTGTGAGTGGAACTCTTTCGGAAAAAAAGTACTTAAACATTATTGGCCAAACGCTATCAGTTATGAAGACATTACCAAAACAGACTTCACTATTCACAGAGGAACAATTGACATCCTTACAGGTGGTTTCCCTTGTCAGCCCTATTCAGGTGCAGGAAAGCGACTTGGAAAAGAAGATGACCGTCACCTCTGGCCAGAGATGCTTAGAGCAATTCAAGAAATTCAACCGATGTACGTCGTGGGCGAAAATGTTCGCGGCCTCACTAATTGGAATGGAGGGATGGTATTCGATGAGGTGCAGGCTGATTTGGAAACTCAAGGCTACGAAGTCCTCCCGTTTCTACTTCCAGCTTGCGCCGTCAACGCTCCACACAAACGAGATAGAATTTGGTTTGTTGCCTACTCCGGTAGCAATGGACGCAAAAGGAGAAACAAAAAATTGCAAAAGGCACAAGAACACAGACATGATGAGAAGGATAGTACTTCAGAATTATGGACAACACTACCCTTCAAGCCAAACAATTTACCCTCACCCCGAATTATTGGAAAAGATGATGGGTTATCCAATAGGATGGACAGAATTAAAGCCCTTGGAAACGCAATAGTACCACAAGTAGCATTTCAAATCTTTAAAGCAATAGAACAATATAACACAACACTAATTCCATGAACACAAGCAAAACAGAGCAAGCATTAATCGCAATCCTGATGACGGGTGACACACACCATGATCTACTCTCTCAACTATCAGCCAACCTATTCACGGACGAGTTAACAAACAAAGCATTCAAGGTTATCGAGGCACTAATCGCCAAAGGAAAGACACCTGATGCCGTTAACTTCTTCCAGTACTCCAAGGAGGTAGAAGGATTCGCATCTAAAGACATGGCAACGGTTGTCAACTGGAGCAGCACCCTAACCTACAACGAACCTATCAATGAGTACATCGCAACCCTCAAGGATGCTAACATCAAGAGAAGCATCGGGCAGATACTCACAGAAGAGTCGTTAGGGATGCACAACACATCGGACGGCTACACCGCAGCGACCGGAATAATCAAGAGGCTCACCAGCCTACTCGACACCGGAGGAACGACTGACAACATTATCGACCTCTTACAGCTTACTAACGATGAAAGGGAGGCATACTACCGCCGAGCAGCATTGACGGCAGCAGGGAAGACCACAGGCGTAGAAACGGGCATACAATCAATCAACAGGTTTACCGGAGGATGGCATCCTGAGTTCATTATCATAGCCGGAAGGCCATCGATGGGTAAGACAGCACTTGCCCTGTTCCACGGGATGCAATCCAAAGAGCCGGGCATCTACTTCAACCTTGAGATGAACCCATCTCAACTCTGCCAGCGGTTAATCCTGATGGAGGCAGAAGATAAGATTCAATCTTCAAGACTTCGGGATGGCAACCTAACACAGCCTGAGTTAGCAGCCTTTGAGCAGACGATAGGCAAGATTGAGAAGTCACCATTCCTGATCTACGACAAGGCACGGTGCGGAGTACACGAAGCGATCCGAGTGATTAAGCGAGAGCATCGCAAAGGGAGGTGTAAGTGGGTTATCATTGACTACCTTCAACTGATGACGATAGAGGGCTTCAGAGGCGGTAACAGGGAGGCAGAGGTCGCAGAGATAAGCCGAACGATAAAGGCAGCACAGAAAGAACTTGGAATCCCCATCATAGCACTTGCACAGCTTAGTCGTGAGGTCGAGAAACGAGCCGACAAGAAACCGATGCTATCAGACCTTCGAGAGTCAGGCTCACTTGAGCAGGATGCCGATACGGTAGCCTTTGTTTGGAGACCATCCTACTACGGGCTGAATGACGATAACGGAACACCATACACCAACGAGATATTCTACCTCTTTGAGAAGCATCGGCAAGGGGCAACAGGAACGGTAGAGTTCAGGCACTCATCCAACATGACCTCATTTAGCGACTCAGGAGCATCACCACAAGGGAGCAGCTTCCTACCATCACCACCTAAAGACCTAAGAAACTATGCAGACAACGACTGGGATAACACCACCACCAACCCCTTCTAATGACAAGCCGTGCAACCTTACCTACTACGACATTAGGGCAGGGAAGTGTCCATTCGCTAAAGTCTACCACGGGAAGATATGGTGCGTTAAGGAGGGCTGTAAATGACAGATGCCGAAAAGATAACGCACTACATGGTCAACTACCTACCCGATGAAATTGAGGTGAAGGACAGGGCAACAACCTACCACAACGCACGGCGCACACATCGGTCATTCACGGCTCATTTAGTTAACTCAGAACCTAACAGCAACGTCTACAAGACCTACCTCGGAAGGTGCTTATCGTGGCTTCACCTGTTAAAAAACAACGGTATAGTATTGCGTAATCAATTAGAATAAGTAACTTTGTAAACCATGGAAGCAGTAATATCAACAAGAGGCGGTAGACGAGCAGGAGCAGGGGCGAAGCATAAGTACGGCGAGCCGACTACTACGGTGGCATTCCGCATACCGAAGAGCCACAAGGATTCAATCAAGAAGATTATCAGAGTGTACCTTGACCAAGTAGCAGCAACACAGAAAGCAGCATGAGCGACTTACTATTAATCCCATGCGCTATCGAGTCAGTAAGCACCCGGCGAGACAAGACACTAAAAGTCGTGATAGGAACGCAAGAACTATCGCCAGCGAAGGCAGCCGAGTTACTCAACCAATGGGCATCGGGAATCGGTGTAATGGCATTCAAGGGTGAGTCATTCTCATTCAACGATGAAGAGGTACTCAAGTCAATCAAGATAGATGCAGAAGAGATGGGGAGTAAGACACCCAGCCAACGGTTGAGGTCTTGCCTGTATGTTCTGTTCGAGCGTAACGCAGAAGGGCATAACGACTTCAACAGCTACTATGCCTCTATGATGGAGAAGTTTATCGACATGGTAAAGAAACGAATCGATACCTACACGCTATGACGGATGACTTACTACTGGGCAAGAGCAAGCAAGCTATCGCAGCTAACACCCGTAGGCTAATTGCTAAAGGACTCACACCGCAACAAGCGGAAGTATTAGCCGTTCAGTTCGCAGAACGTCAGAGAAGTCGATTCGGAGCGAAGAAAGATAAGACGGTTTATGATATTGACTAACTTTGGAGTATGGAAGAATTGAAGCCAAAGAATGAACGTGGTAGACCGATTGTGTACAAGGAAGCGTTCAACGAGCAAGTGTTCGAAATGGCACTACTTGGACTTACTGATGTTCAGATGTGCAATATCTTAGGAGTTAGTGAGCCAACATTCAACGCTTGGAAAAAAGACTACCCAGATTTTTTTAAGTCATTAACGCAAGGGAAAACCGAAGCAGACGGCAAAGTAGCCAAGGCGATGTATAACCGAGCGTTAGGTGTGACGGTAGTTGAGCAGGCATTGACGAGGGATGGTGAGGTGGTAGACTTGAAGAAAGAACTACCATCGGATACGGCTGCTGCTAAACATTGGCTGGCTAACCGTCAACGTGCTTTATGGGCTAACCTTGGCGATACTAACATCACAACCACCGAACCATTGATAATCATTAGAACGGAGGGAGATAAAGAGTAATGGGTTTCAAGCTAACTAAAAGACAAACGACAGCCTACGATATGGCAATCAACGGATACAAGCGAGTTATTGTATTCGGTGGTGCTATACGATGGCTGCCCCTCATAGAAATGTGAGGGGGAAATAATAACGTGGTGGCAAGACCTATTGGTTGCTACTCACACTTTGTTCGCTTTGTTTACTCTACCCTCGCTCACGATGGGTAATCATTCGTAAGACACTACCCGATCTCAAGAGAACAACCTTTCCATCGTTCTCGTCTATCCTCAATGACGGGATGCAGAAGTATGTGAAGAAATGGAACTTAGACACCAACGTAGTACACTTCATCAACGGCTCTGAACTAATCTTCATGGCTGAGTCCTTCGATGATGATAAGGACTTAAACAGATTCAGAGGACTTGAGGTGAACGGTGCAGGGCTTGACGAGGTGAACGAACTTCAAGAGGCTACCTTCTACAAGGTACAGGAGAGGATAGGAAGCTGGAACAAGGCGGTCGGCAATCCTCCTATCGTTTGTCTCGCCACCTGTAACCCTGCCAACAACTGGGTGAAGTCTGTTATCTACGAACGATGGAGAACGGGAACACTACCGGAGCGATGGGAGTATATCAACTCACGCATCACCGATAACCCGTACATAAGCCTTGAGTACCTGGAGAGTTTGAAGGAACTGCCACCTATCCAGTACCAGCGATTCGTGGAGGGTGACTGGGACGTGATGGATGACATCAGTAACCCGTTTCTTCATGCTTGGAATGACAATGACCACATAGATGACAGCCTTGCCATCAACCCTCATATCCCTGTGTTTATCTCAGTCGATTTCAACATTAACCCTCTCTGTGCCTTGGTCATCCAACAGACGGCGAGGGGCTGCGTAGTGGTGGACGAGATTAAGATAGAGAAGGGAAGCGTTGACTCGTTCTGTGACCATGTTGAATCTTACGGCATCCCGATAGGGCTGCTGAGGATAACCGGCGATGCGATGGGTAACGGGAGGAGCATCCAACAGAGAGATAACAGTTCAGCTTATACTCAGATTAAGAGACGGCTAAAGCTTGGCGATAGTCAGATAATCATACCAGCCAACCCTACCCACTTCAATAGCCGGATTGATTGCAACAATGCACTCCGGAAGCTGGACATCAAGGTTAACTCGGTAAGGTGCAAGGGCTTTGTATTCGATGCCAAGCAAGTGCAATGCAACTCTGACGGGGGAATCATGAAGAGCAACAGAAAGAACTTAGCGGAACGTGCCGATTTTCTCGACTGTTTCCGTTACTTTGTAAACGCAATCCTAAAACGATACCTATGAGCGTTTGTTCACTATGTTACAATGCCGGCACTTACATTGAGTCCTGTGCTTCAGGGCTTACCTTTTGGACAGTCACACCTGACACCTCGTTCCTCGTCTGCCTTCAGCACAACGCGACAGGGCGAGTACAGACCTTCCCTGCCACCTCCGATGAAGATGGCATCATAACGGTTGAAGGAATACAAGTCGATGCTCTGCAAGGCTATACTCTATTCGTCACCCTTGGAGGGGTCAACGGAGCGCATGAGACGATTACAGTAGATACGGTGGAGTATAGCTGCATCTCGTTCTCAATCGTGCAATCAGACACAGAGCCAGCCATCATAACACTTACTGACTGATGAAGATGCTACTCGCTATCATAGAAGGCTGGTGGTACTACGCTACCAGCAACAGAGAGGCACGGGCAAGGAGCAAGCCGAGAACGGCGATCTGTTCACCCTGCCAGCATAAGGACAATAGGCTCAACATCTGCAAGGAGTGTAAATGCTTCCTGCCAGCAAAGACGAGAGTAGAAGACGCACAATGTCCATTCGGGTACTGGTGAGTAGCTTCATCATAGTCAACTCGGTGCTGATGGAATACGACGGCACAATCGAAGACGAAGAACTTCGGAACATTAGTGCTGTTGAGATAGGATCATGTAAGGTGGTAGTGAGCATCGCCAACATCGAGATGGTGGTAGAGTTACCGGACGAGAACAGAAGCGAGATTAAGACAATAGGACAAGAGAAGATATACTGCACAAACTCAATCGATGAAGTTATTCAGAAAATTAATGCCTCGCAAGTTGTGGCATCTATTCAATAGGTGGTCGGCTAAACAGTCCACGTTGAATCTCGTTAAGATATTCACGCACGATGGACATAACTACCTACGCTTCCCGAAGGAAGTAAATATGCCTCTTGAACGGTTCAGTATGTCGATGGCATTACTTGAACGGTTGAGCAGTGGACTGTCAGGTAACGAGATGGAATCCATCCTCAACGAGATGGAGAAAGCACTCAGCGCAGGACTCGGCAACCCGAAGAACGCAGCGTTGATGGCTACCTATATCCACATCATCCGAGAGAGACAGGATACGGTGATACATCGTGACCTACTGCTTAACATAGCTGCTACTTGGGTTCTGCGCGACGATGAAGACCCGTACATTATCAACCCTGATATTCACAAGGAGAAGCTGGACGTATTCGAGGCGATGTGCAAGGAGGGGTCGCATGATTTTTTTACACGACTGGCTATCGAGCCATTGACTCCCTTAATGTCTATGTCAGCAGAAG